TATATTTTAACATATGTATATGAGTTTGCCAAGTGTTTAATTGAAAAATTAAGATATTTTATTTAACATATGTTAGTCAATTCATCCCATGACTAAAGTCACGGGTGTTCTTGACAATTCAAATAAAGTGAACTACCAATTGGCTAAAGACCAATTGGCTTCCTGCTCAATAGAACCAATGCTCTAAGTATCAACAGGCTAACCCCGTCATTCCAACGGTTTTTAATTGACATAATTACCTCGTATTCATTCACTAAGCTAAAGACTTAGCGGATTTCTACTTCGTTTTAGTTAAAATCCATCATAACATGAGTAATACCTATTTCTTTCATGATATTTCTTGACATATCATGCTCTACCACTATTTGATATTGATTCGCAGAGCCTTCTCTGTTTTTTACAATAAATACAATTTGATAATGTTTATCAGGATTTAAAGTACATGGGATTTTACTTTTACCATTTTTACCGTCCAATCTATATACTTTTAAAGCATTTTTGCCATTAGGTAATTCATCATCAAATAAATCTCTTATCATAATAGCGGTGCTTGCAACGTCTACAATGTTTTTAGCTACACCAGTATTATCTTGCGTATAATATCTTTGTCTTGTTGAAGATTTTGCTAATTGAAATGTAATTAATATATGTACATTTTTCGATGCAGGTTTTATAATATCATTTATATCAACCATAGCTTGTGCCATAGCAATAGAGAGGTTTTCATTAGCTTTTGTTCCTGAATCAGCCTTAAAAGTATCAAGTAAAAAATATTTAACGCCTAAGCTTGAATATTTCTTTATAATTTTAATAGCCTTTTCGGTTTTATATCTTTTAAAAGGAATAATTGTTATAGTATGATTTGAAGCATTTTCTTTTATCCAATCAGCACATTTTTTTAATAAAGATTTAGTTTCTTCTGTATATTTGCCATCTCTTACTACATACTTCTGTAATTCTTTTTTATAAATATTATTGGCAATCCATATTAGCATTTCTCTCTGCCATTTTTGTCTACTATCTTCATTTAACATAATAACTAATTTTTCTTTATTCTCAATAATACTTGGAATTGTAATTGAACGTGCAAAAGTTGTTTTGCCTACGTTAGATAATCCTCCTACTAAAGTAATATTACCTTCTAATTGTCCGCCAGTTTCTTTATTAAGTAAAGACATATCATGATAAGGTAATCCTACTGCCATTCCATTATCTAAATCTTCAATAAGTTGGTCAATTCCATCTTCTAAAGAATAACTGTCAACATCTCCATCAGCATTTATGAATATATGATTTAAAATAGCATCCCATTCAGCATAAATTTCAGCAACGTTCATATCGGCATAATCAGAAAGTCTATCAAAAACAGGAAATTTAAGTTTAAGTAATTTTAAAACAGTATTCCATTTATTTAAATCCTTTATGTAGCCATCAATATTTTCAGATTTAACATATTGTTTTGCATCTTCAATTTTCTGATAACCACCGTATTCATCATATTTTTCACGAAGTTTACTATGTTTTTCAAGATATAAACCAATTGTAATTTCATCAAGTATAGGTTTTTGTTCTTTAATTACTATATCATAAGCAATTTGCCAATATACACGCCATGCATTTTCTGAAAAATCTTCAAGTTTCAATTCATAATTAAATAGTGTATCAGAACTTTTATAACAAATAGCAACAATATTAGCTTCACAGGCAAGTTTATAAGAGCATACTGTTTTTACTGCTTTTAGTAATTCTTCATCATATGGTGAAATTTTTGATTTTTTTGTTTCTGCCAATATATCACCGACCCTACCATAGATTTTTTAATCTTTCATTTTGTTTAATTTCAGAATTATTTTTATATTCAGCACCGTAATATAAAAGTTATAAAAAGTTATAAATTTTAATAAGAATTTATAAAAATCTATCACTAAACTTCATACTTGCTAATTCATCGTGGCTTGTTTTGTATATAAAATACTACTTCAATTTGATGTACCACTCCAAAGCCTTAAAATCCTCAATACGGTTTGAGTACATACTTAACATTAGATTTTCCAGCATTTAATATTGCCACTTTTAATGCCCTACCAGATATTTCTTTTAACCATTCATTACCCTCTTGTTTTTTAAATTCAGTAAATCTTTTAGTTAAATCATAAGCAGATATAAAAGTACCACCATTTTTGTAATTTTCTTCTTCTAATGCAATACTCCAATTATAACAAAATCTACTAGCGTTACAAAATTTAATTATCTTTTCTGCTTGTTCTTTATTTGGATAAATCATAGTTTTAAAACCTTTTATCATATTTTCACTTCCTTTCTTTTTTATTTCGTTAATAATAGTTCATCACACTATTATTAAAATAGACTTTTATAAATTCTTATTAAATATACTTTTTATAATTTTTATACCTTTATTTATAGTCGCAACCTATAAACACTATTTCGCTCACGCTAATAGTCACTCTTTTTCAAGACGTGCGTAGACTATTTGTTCATCCTTATATTTATAAGGAGTCAGATTTTTCTTCCGTCATTAGCTTACGGTTTTACTCTCCCACAAGGAGATAGTCGTTGAACCTTTCCCATCGACTTTACGTTAAGGGAAGTGGATGCATGAACAGGGATTGTTTGTAGACTTTAGCACCTATAACATATAGACTTTTATTTCAGCATAGTCCATCCTTACGTTTTTTCTACTTTCGTACCGTTGCGTCTTAGTTTTCACTATCCGCTTTGGTGTAAGGCTTTACCCATTACCTGCAATTAACCTGAAGCACACACTCATTACTGAATATGTGAGGCTAACTGTTTATATTTATAACTTTTTATAAGTTATTTAAAACAGCTTGTTACCTTTATGATATTGATTATCTAATTCTAAATTATCTATTTTATTTTGTAGTTCTTCTTTTGCTTTTATTCTTAAATAAACATCATTAATTTCTTTCTCAACAAAAAGCATAATGATATTAATTTTGTGTGATTCATCCTTTATTTTTACAGAATTATCATGTAGATAATTTCTTATTTTAGATTTGCAAAGTTTAAAAGTCAATAAAATTGTTTCATATGAATATTCTGCTTGCTGTTCTGCTTTTTTATTTGCTATAAATTGTCCTTTGTTTAAACCTTTTAAACGTAAAACTAACTGTTGAGGAAATTTTAATGATTTATCATATTCTAATATTTCATATTTGACATAATTACACAAGTCTTTCCAATCTTGATTTTCTTTTTCAGTCATTTTCGTTGTTTTAGCTATTTAAATCACCTCTTATTGTAATGAGAGTGAGAATTTAATCCCACTCTTTAACAATTTTATATTATTATTCGGAAACTAATCTTGTATATGAAAGAAGTTCATCAAGAGTCTTATAATCATAATTTGCAATATTCTTAATGTCAATATTGTTATCTGTTAGATACTTATTAATCTTCTTTATTGCATTAGCATTTTTTGACTCATTAAGTAATTTCATTTCCTTCTTCCACTCAACAACAACCTCTTCTGCCTTATCAGAGTCATCTACCATTGATTCAATAGACGTGTCAAGGTTCTTTCTATATGACGTTGGATTAACGGCTAATCCATTCTTCTTATTATAGTAATCTGCCCAAATATCATATGTAGGATTTTCAATAATCTGTCCAACCTTAGTTACTTCTGTTCTATCTTTCTTTACCTTTGCAAAGTATCTTACGTCATCATTTTTTTCTTCCTTATAAAATTCAAGAATAGTATCATAATCAAACTTAACAGACTTATGCATATCAGGTTTAATTCCAATTACCTTATCGCCTGCTTCATTTTTTACTTCCGTTGCTTGTGCAATAGAAACTACATGAATACCTTTTGCAGAAAGGTCTATTTTTGCTTGCTGGAATTTCATATTGATAATTTTAATTCTGCCCCACTGTCTCTGACTTACTACAGTATCATCAATATCTCCACCCTTTTTACGTGCTTTTCTTTCTTCTACTTCTGTAGCTGCTATCTGCATAGTATTATAAAACTTTGTTTCAGAGTCAATGGAAAGTGTATTAATTTTATCATCATATTCACCTGATAGAAAATCATCAAGGTCACTTTCAAGTTCATCAAGGTCTGACGTATTATCTACAAGTTTCAAATTATTATAAGACTTACCATTATTCAAATTAATTTCTCTACCTTCATAGTGAGCAACACCAACCTCACTATCAATACAGGCGATATTTGGGAAAGTCAACTGAAACATTGACTTTCCTGAACCTTCCATTCCATAAGCAAGAAATTTTCCACCAATCTTAGCTGCCTTCGCTTCTCTAAATGCCATGTTATTTTTCTCCTTTTAATTAAATTGATTTATTTGACTGTGAACTACCAATTGGCTAAAGACCAATTGGCTTCCTGCTCAATCTATCTACTGATAGAAGTATCAACAGGCTAACCCCGTCATTCCAACGGTTTTTAATTGACATAATTACCTCGTATTCATTCACTAAGCTAAAGACTTAGCGGATTTCTACTTCGTTTTATTTAAATTACAGATTATTAAGCATATTCAAAAGGTCTTCATCTTCATTATCTTCTGTATCAGCAATTTCTGTATCATCATTTGAGTTATTATCCTCAAGATTTGCAAGAAATGTAGAGAAGAAAGATAAATCAGTTTCCTTATACTTGTTATCATCAAAAGCAACAGTAGGCTTCTTATTATCACCCTCACCCACATATGTAACAGTAGGTCTAATAATAACCATTCTCTTTTCACGACTTGTTGAACCTACAGCACACTTAACCTTTGCCTCTTCTTCTGTGTAAAGTCCCATTGAAATAAGTTCCTTAATATCATCTGGAATATCATCATCTGAAATATTAACTACGGAAGCACCTTCAATAATATTACCTTCTACTGTAATTTCAGTAATACAACCTTTTTTTGTCTTAAAATACTTAGTCATCATTTTAGATGTAATTTCTGGATTTTCTGCAATCTGTACTTCAAAATTTACAGGGAAAGTAAAATTCTTCTTAACTTCTACTTTTTTCTTATCAATCTTTGTTTTGCCTACATAATCAACTGTATATGCTGATAATCCAATTGTATTCTTTTCCTTATCCTCCTTTCCAATACTTGCACTATCAAGCAGAATTGTCTGTGTAAATACAGCCTTATATTCTTCTGGTGTTGCCTTTGAGAGAAATACAGATGTAATCTTCTTCTTTATGTATGTATTATCTGAACCGCTATATTCAATATTACCCTTAACATTTAATACTGCACCATTTTCAAGATGTTCCTTGATGTACTCAACAGCATCGTATCCTGAAATAAACTTCTTAACAAAAGTTTTTCCCTTACTATCCTTTTCAATTCCAACAGTAATAAATGAGCTTTCTGCAATAGTTTCAATAATATTTTCATCAAACCTATCATCCCAATCAATGGTAAAACTGTTTGTAAAATCATCTGTCTTTTTACCACTCTCATCTGTCTTTACGCCCTTAACATAAAGTAAATTTTTACTATTATTAGGGAAATAACCACCTGAAAGTTCTGCATAAACAACATTACCATTACCACAATCAATACCAATATTAAACTGATTATCTGTCCACCCTGAATCATATTCATTATCAATCTTAAAAGTATAATCATTAATCTTTGCTTCGCCTATAAGCATAAACTGTGACTTGCCCTTTTTAAGAGTTGCCTGTGTTTCCTTTTTTTCCATAAATATTTACTCCTTTTAATTCATTTATTTATTTTAATTTTCATTAAAACCTTTACTTTTTACTGCCTTTTACCACTAAAAATGCCAACCAAATGAAGCTTCTATATCATTACTATTTATATATCCACCTGAACCTCTGCACAAGCTAAA